CTCCCGGTGGGACCCCAGTATAAATTTACTTCCTGGGGCCCTCTTGCAACCGGAGAACCATAGTCAATGGATATTCTTTTCAAAGTTGTGTAATAACGTATAACGACATCGGCATCGATCTCTTCTATAATGCCTTGTTTGGCAATTTCCAAAATCTTCTTCCAATCAGCTTTGTTATTTCTCCTACTCGGGTACTCGCCCAAGCGGAAACGAGTACCGTCAACGTAGGTGTCATCTTTCATGACATAGTCCCGGACAGCGTCTGATCTGCTAGGCTCAAAATGGCCGTCATTGCAAATCAGATCTTTCAACTGTCTTAGGGATTTTTTTCGTGCAAAGCAGAAAACAACTTGCCAATGGCGGTACCCAGTTGTCGGAGCTTCTTCAAGTTGGCCTCCGATATATTCAAAATCTTCCCCGATTTCTTGAGGGGGGCTCCAGGATAATTCTGGAATTGTGGCGATCCAATACCTTGCCTGTCTGGGGTGCGATCGTCGTTCATTGGTCATTAGGCAGCAAATAAATTTCCAGATTGAAAAACTAAACAAGGATAGCATCTCAGTATTTATACGTATTGTAAAGGTAATATTTGTTATTGATTACTTAGGTCAATACGCTTTTATGGCATCACCACTAAAGGTTATAAATAAATAATAATAAATAATATTTTAAAAACCCTCAAACGGAGTGTATGTCCTCTATACTCTTTAATTGCCGGGCCGTCCTATACCCATTAAAAGAGTATGTTGGACATCAACATCCGGATAGAAAATTTTGCCGCCCTATTATTATGCATGTGCGGCAAAATTAGATAGTAGGTCGTTGGAAACGACCGTTAGGGTTACATTTGATCCATCGCACTATAGTATTACTTACAGTGCGAAGGATCCTGGCTCATCCTTATTTAACCTTAGTGTAGTGTTGTTTACTTTTATTCCTGAATGATGACTAGAAATGCGATGAAAAATGTTGGTAGGTATCTACCAAAGGGCAGTCGTTTGGCTACAGTTGTAAGCGGCCTGAATACAGCGTCTAGAGTAATTAGAGCTGGTAAAGCTGCTTATAATAGTAAAGCCGGTAAAGCCGTTATGTCTAATGGCAAAAAGCTATGGAACAGGGCTCGACAGTTAATATCTAAGGATCGTAGGGTGGTTAAGTTCACTCCTAGGTCTGTAGTTACGTGGAAAGCGAAAGAAGGTAAATTTGTAGGTAAATTCAAAAGTGCCAAATACAAGAAATACCAAGAATTGAAGAAATTTTCGAGGGAAGGTGTTATCTTCAAGCAAGAAAGTGGTTCTGTCTTACAAGCGAATGTTAAACAGAGTGTATATGTTGGTTGCTCTATGGGCTTTGATACGACTTTGCAAACAGTTTGTATGGCTATTGTTAAATACTTGGCTAAGAAGTGTATTAATTATGAAATAGTCAATTTCCATGATACAATGAGGCAGTCAGTTACATTATATAATCCTATTGCTCAGTATTTGTATATATTTTATAAGGTACAAAAGACTATAGATTCTCAACAAATCGACAGCTATGATTTGCAGATGACTATTGACGACACTTGGTATGATCTTGCTTATGCTCTGAGACAAAATCTTAGAACCAATTTGCCGAACGCGGTAGGTGGTCTTGCCAAAGGTGAATTCCGGCTTATATCTATCGGACTTACTTGGTTTCAAAGTGGTGCCGGTACATTTAATTGGCATGGTACTGTGAACGCAGAACAAATATTCTTGGAGCTTAAACATCATGCTAATTTGGTTATCCAAAATCGTACTAAAGATTCAGATGGAAGTTCATCTACTGATAATGTGAATTCTAATCCTGTGGTTGGCAAAAGATATCATAAAGATAATGAATGGCAAAACGGATTCGAACCTATAAGAGCTAAACTAGCTTCTATTGCTAGTTATGATCCCTTGTATGCGAATAATCAAAATGGTGTAATAATTACCACCTCAACCAGTTTTAATCCTGAATTAATGAAAAAGCCACCTCCTGGATATATGTTAGGTGCAAACAAAGATACTAATGTGTACCTTAATCCTGGTGATATTCAAAGAGGAGATGTCAATTTTCATATTAACAAAATTGGTGTGAATACATTTTTACAAAAAATGTTTAATGGTTTACAAGATCCAAATTTTTCTATTGATCATATGCGTATGCCTTTTGGGCATGCTCAACTCTTTGGATTTGAAACTCAACTTAATGATCGTACTAACCATGATGCTAACATCGCGGTTAGTTGGGAATTAAATCACACTTACGAGTGTCGTATATTCTCTAAGCGGTCGTCAAGTATTCCTTATGTGGAGATAAATTAAATAAATATTTAGTCATAAGGAAAATTTATTATATGTTTGAATACAATATTGGTGAAACGTCTTCTTAGGGCTGCTACAGTTTCTCTATCGAGATCCTTGTACCATTCATCTAACGACAAGTTAGAGGTGAAGTACCAAATTTTAGTGTTTAAAAACACTTGGCACCCCTTCACCTCTACGGCACAAGGATATCTATCTAACCATTTCAAGAGATGGCTAATCTCTATCAGTCCTCTAAACTCATCTATCACAACGATTTCTTGGCCTCTATAACCATCCCACCACTTAGTGGTTGGGGCTTTGAGGTAATAATTCTTCCCTTCTACAGCATCAAAGACAGTTTTACTTTTTCCACTCCCGGTGGGACCCCAGTATAAATTTACTTCCTGGGGCCCTCTTGCAACCGGAGAACCATAGTCAATGGATATTCTTTTCAAAGTTGTGTAATAACGTATAACGACATCGGCATCGATCT